CAATAAAAAAAAGGGAAGTCCACCACAAACTTCCCCTTTCACTAATAAAATAATATTAGAACTGTAATATTGCGTAATCGTAACGGAGACTTAATGTAATCTCGGCTGGGTCACTAGCTGCCCAATCTAAATCATTAAATGCGGCGGATACAATGAATGCACCTTTTAAAGTCCATTCTTCTATCTTATCTCCAACAGGACCTAACATATTAATTGTAATATCTTTCTTATAAAAATCAGAATATCCATCACGTCCAGTTACAGATTCTTTGTGTAATCTTACCCATTCCATAACGGCTTGAGCACCACTCGGAACAACGGGGTCATATAAAGTAATTTCAATTGGCTCCCATGAACCTTTACCTTTAACATATCGTTTAACATTAATATGATTTAATTCAACTTCCTCAAACGTAATACTTGGTCTATTGGCAGTTTTAATTAAATACGCGGGAATACCTTCAACATAAAGGATATAACGATTCTTCGTTTTTGGTTCAAACGGAGTGAACATTATTTCTGAAGGGTCGAGTAATTCAGCCATTTTATTATCTCCAAATTAATTAAATTTCTTATATATAAATATCATCTACTTCTAAAAATGTATTTCATCTAACATCAATAATAAATATCATATAAACAAAAAACCCCTCAAAATGAGGGGTTTTAAGTTTTAACTTATTTACTTATTTACTTATTCTGGAAACGTAGCTCCCGTAGGAAGTACCACGAAATCAAGAACAATAAACTCTGCAGTTCTCGTAGGTTGAATATAGATTTGTCCAACAAGACGATTTCTATCAACAACATCTGGTGTGTTGTTAGATTCATCCATGACAACTCTAAATGCACTCAATCCACTATTAGCTTGTACTGAATCCAAGAAAGGATTAACAATATTCAAGAAACGATTCCGTGTTCCAGCAGTATTCTGTTCGAACACAAGGTATCTTGAAGAAGAAGCAATAAACTTCTTCAATCTAATTAGTAATCTACGTACATTTACTCTATCCAACGCCGATGGTTTAGCTTGTAAGGTCTTCTGACCCCAAACACAAACACCTTGACCTGGGAATGAAGCAATTGGGTTAACCCTATCTTCATAAAGGTCATCACGTTCTGCGTGAGTTAATCTCGTCTCAGCTTCAAGTACGGTTGTTAAACCACCACGACTCAAACCAGCTGGAGCGAACCATTCATGAGCTACTTGGTCTGTATATGCAATAACACCAGGTAACACAACTGAAGGTGGCACCCATACTGGTAATGATGTACCAGAATCTACTATTTTTACCCAAGGGTAATAAACAGCCGCATAATTACTATCTAATGTAGATACACGACTCGTTACGGCAGCAATGTCTTCACCACGTATACTCGCATCCATTACATAAAAAGTATCACCACGTTCTTCACACATATTCATAGCTCTAGCACTAACTTTACTATGTATTCCATGTACAATACCAGGTGTTACCAACAGATTAATATCAAACTCATCAGGATTACTTACAGCGTTAATAGCTTTCTTGTAAACAGTAGTTCCCATAGTTGTAGGAGATGAACAATCAAATCCCATCACATTAGTCTGTGAGATATTAGCACCAGTATTCTTTGGTGTTGCAGGATTCATTCCATCAAAACCACCTTGTAGTGGTAAAGCAAATTTACGTTGACTAATATGTGAATCGGCCAATGTAATTTTATCTGTCTCTATAGCATATCCATTTACAGATGATGCAGATGGATGTCCACTCATGTTTTCTAATGACATTGAAGCATTATTACCAGTTCCAGCACTTATTGGTATTGGAGCTAAGTAAGCAACATTATCATATGCTTTTCCATTATTATTGTATGTATACCAATAATTAAAGTCAAATCCATATGGAACTGTTGTGTCAAACTCTAATGTTTCATTAGTTTGTTCAGTCACTAATTTAGCAGCATCAACTGCAGTTGTACCTGGAACAGTATTTGATATTGCTGAGTGACCCATCGGTACAACAGACTTTGGTGCAAACTCAAGACCAGAATAATCACTAATATAAATATGATTGGACATATTTGGCCAATCTCCATTATATGTAAGTTTTCCAGCTGAGGATATGGTTACATATCTATCACCAACAACTCTTGGTAAATAGCTAGTACTTGTCGCATCAAAATTTAAATTCTGCCAAGATTCAATTAACGCACCATCATCAACTTTATATACTCCAAGACTAAATGAACCATAATCTGAACCAGCAATACTACCAGCCGCTTTCACATTAGAAACAACCACATACACATCATCGTTTACATTTGAACCATGTGAACGAGTTTTAACCTTAAATAGATTAAAACGTGCATTATTAATCAATTGTGATTGTACAGTTGGTGACGTAGCATTTGAGTAATCAGTACTAGCAAAATCTATAGTAGCTATAGACGCAGAAACACCTTCCGTTCCTGCCCATGAAGTTGTTGATTGAGCATTTTTAAAATTAGCATATAAGTAAGCGGGAACAGTTATTCCGCCAGCTCCTGTTTGAATTTGAGCATCAGTACTAAATACATTTTCAATGTAATTTGCACTTCCTGAGTCAAATGATAAGGTTACACTATATGAAACTGTATCTGTACCATTCACAGTCAATGTTGAATCAGTTGAACTAACATCACCACCAGCAATAGTTGATGTTGATAAATCTCCTGCTCCACCAAAATCACCTTGTGACGGTGCGAGATACGCTAACGAGTGTGTAACACCAGTTGCCGCATCTGCTCCAGATATAGCATATAGTTGAATAATATCATTTGAGTACCCATCTTCTCCAAGAACTCTGACGATAGTAACCGTGCCAGCACTCCGTAGATATTGTTCTACGGTATAAGGTGTATAATAATTCTTCGTGACATCCCCAAACATATCCACAAATTCATTAAAATTGCGAACAACTGTAGGAACAAAAGCAGGCCCTTTAACGGTAGGCCCAATTATTGCCGCTCCAATTTCCCCAATAGCTTGTGGTAAAAATGAAAGGTCTTTCTCACGAGTAAATACACCAGGACTTACGATTCTTTCGGCCATTATATTTCTCCTAATTAATTAGTTTATTGTTTACGCATGCGAATATATAACATATTCTAATATAAATAGTTTATAAAAATCTGAAACGATTATTTGTAAATTTTATTACTATTCATTTTTTTGTGGTGGTTGTTCTACTGGTGTAAAAGTACCAGTAGATGGGTCTAACGCACCAGGCCCATATTTTTTATTTAATTGGTCAACTAAATCACGTTCTTTCTTTTGTATATTAGAATAATCAACTTCCATTTGTGCTTCTTGGTTTTCTAATGTATCTAATTGTTGTTTTAACAATATACTCTGAACACGTAATTGTCCAAATTCAATAGTTTTACTCTGATATGAAGTTTGGAGTTCTTGTAACTCTTTCATTTCATTATCAGAAAATTTAACAGTGTCTGCCATTATATTCTCCTTATAACAGTTATATAACTAATAATAAGTATCTAATCTTAACACTAAAAGTGTTATTTATTTTTTAATTCCGTTTCCAATTGTACAACTCTAGCTTCTAACTCCTTAACAGCCTCTACTAATATTGGTACTACATCACCCTTATTAACACCCAAGTAACCTTCTCTATCTTCAAAGGTTATTTTATGTGCTTGTGAACCTGTCACTTCTTGTGCAATAAATCCATAATATGTTTTATCATCGGTTGTTGCATTTCTTGTATTACCTTCTTCTTCTGTTTTCCAATTATATGTTACACCACGTAATTCTTTAATTGTATCAAGTGATTGTGATATAGTATTAATATCTTTCTTCAATCTTACATCAGAAGTAGAAACTTGTAATTTACCATGTAGGTTAGCCGCTACTTCAACCGTAGAAGCACCCGCTAATGTACTTATAATAATACCAGCTGTAGCACTCATACTAATCTGTGCAGCATCATCATCAATTTGTATATGAGTACCATTACCATATCCAACCCAGTCATCATCACCAAGGAATATGTTACCTTCAGATTGTAATCTTGTTACTTCGTTAACATCATCAATGGATAGATACGTACCAAGTGAATAACCTCTCATATCACCAAGTGAACCAACACCAACTGTAGATAATTCTATACCACCACCAGCATCTGATAAACTCATATATGTGTTATTACCAGCTGTTGTATGGTCACCTACTTTAAATATTTTAGAACTACCATCAAATGTCATATTCGCTTCAGAATTAATAGTAGTTGAATTTACTGAAGTAATTACTCTATTATCAGTATTATTAGTATATGAAGTTATACCAGCGGATGCACCAGTTGTTCCTTGACCACCTATTCCACCTTGAGCACCAACATTACCTTGAGCACCAACATTACCTTGAGCACCAACATTACCTTGAGCACCAACATTACCTTGAGCACCGATTCCACCTTGAGCACCTGTAGCACCTTGAGCACCGATTCCACCTTGGGCACCAACATTACCTTGATTACCTATTCCACCTTGAGCACCTGTAGCACCTTGAGCACCAATAGCACCTTGGTTACCTATATTTCCTTGGTTTCCTTGGTCACCTTGAGCTCCAGTAGCACCTTGAGCACCAATAGCACCTTGGTTACCTATATTTCCTTGGTTTCCTTGGTCACCTTGAGCTCCAGTAGCACCTTGAGCACCAATTCCACCTTGAGCACCAACATTACCTTGATTACCTATTCCACCTGTAGCACCTTGAGCACCAATAGCACCTTGGTTACCTATATT